TCTAAGTTACCAATTCTCGTCTGATGGCTACATACGGCGGTCAGTTTACGCTTACGGAGATATTCACGCAGGGAAAATATCTTTCCTCCTCCGGCGTTCTCACCACGAAGCCGCACGACTCCGCTGGCGCACATCGCCGGGCGTGCGCCAGAATCGCTGATTCTGTCTGTGTCATGGGATTACTGCGAAAGTTTGTTAATGGAAAGGAAGCCGCCAAAGTTGCCGACGTTATTGCGAAACTTACAGCCGCTCAGGCATTTGCTGCATTTATCCTTCGTGATATCGGACGTCGGCTGGTCATATTCATCCGCAACCGCCGGACCGTGATAACCGCACTCATCACCGCGATAGGTCCAGGTGCAGGTGTTGGCCAGCATGGTACGTCCCGGAAAAACAGCACCATCCGTTTCCGTCGGCGTGGACAGTACAAAAGAGGCACTCACCGCGCTCAGTTCGCTGCACTGCTCGATGCGCCAGCGGCTGATCACCTCCTGCTCTGGATCGGCTTCGCTGTTTCCGTTGACGAAGTTCACCACATCCAGAAAACGGGCGTAAACCTTACGCCTGACCACCGTTCCGCCGACCAGACTCTGCAGGTCTTCCGCCATCCCGGTGACCATGCCGTGCAGATTAGAGACTTTCAGCGTTGGCCTTGCACTGGCTCCTTTGCCGTTCATCTCAAATCCACTTCCCTGAATGGGATAGGCCTGATACTGCCGCCCCTGCCAGGTGACTGGTTCACCTTTTTCGTTCTGCTCATTACAGAAGAAATAACGATCTCCGCCGACCTCTGTCAGATCAATTTCCCAGAGCACGACCAGCGCGGATTGCTCCGTTTTAGTGCACTCATTGAGTGTTTCCTGCTGTATATCCTGCATCAGTGAGTGACCTCTTCAAAGGTACAGTTAAAATCGGTATACATGGCATTATCCGAAATGCTCCACTCCCTGCAGACAACCCGGACAGTCCTGTTGTGTTTTGGCGGACGCCACAAAAAAGCACGAACCCCGGCATGACGGGATAAAAAACTGTCCAGCGCGGCACGGGAATATTCATCCGTGACACGAAATACCGGTTTAAACGTTTTCAGATCTGCATTCAGACCACCAGCCCGTCGCTGTTCATATCCGTCACCGAACTTTACCGTAATAACAGATGGCTTTCGTGTCGTCTCCATCCCCTCGCGGGGGATCCAGTTAAAAACTTCAGACTCAGGCACTGCATAATCCTCCGTCCCGACGTGATGACTGCATAATTGACACAACCCTGCTGTCGATCAGATCCACCAGTCCCCTGGCTGAGCGCGCATCTATCTCGCCATTGCTCCCTTGATTCTGAATGCTGATGTGATACACGGGAGAATAAACAAATCCACCGCCACCATTCACATTTCCAATGGCCCTGACCCCAAGAGAGCCGTCCGCTGCCCGTGTCAGTGGCATGATTGCTTCAGGCCCGGCCTCGCCCATCAGCCCGGCACCTTTCGCAAAAGCAAAATACGTCGGGGTATCCACAATGGTGTTACTGTAAGCACTCAGATTTGCCGATGTATAAACACCACCTTTTGCGTTTGCCACTGCACCGGAAAGCCAGTCGCCGACTGTACCAAGCCATCCTCCGGCACCGGACATGCTTTTGGAAAGTGACTTCAGCCCGTTAACGATGGCAGCGTTCATCAGAATTTTTGAAACTTCCTGGAGAATTGAACTCCCCCAGTTTCTCCAGTCCACAACATTTCCGGCCAGTGCATCGGAAATATTTGATACCAGCCCGTCCATAGTGGAAACGACAGCATCTGCCGCCTGCGAAGCATAATCGGTGGCACTGTCTGCCCAGTTCGTCAGTCCCTCCTGGAGTCCGGCATTCCAGTTACTGCGTAAAGCATCAGCCTTTGCATAATAATCCTGCTGATCGCTGAGACGCTCTTCCAGATATTTTTCATTCAGAGATTTTTCCTGTTTCCACAGGGCTTCTTCAATTTCTCCGGCCTGATACTGTCTCAGTAGCTCGTTATTTTTCTGCTCAAACTCCTGCCGGATGCTCCACATTTCCTGAAGTCGTTCACGCATCCGTGAGCCTTCACCATATCCCAGTAACTGAGCCTCATTTGATGCTCTGACACTGGCATTACTGTCCGCCAGACTGCTCTCATACGCAGCAAGCTGCTCACGAATCTTTTTCTGGTCGATGAGTGCTGCATTCTGCAAAAGCGTTTTTTTCTGCGCTTCTGACAGGGTTGATAATTCGCCCTGGCTGACCTGATATTTCATCTTAGCCAGTTCAGTATTCTGCCCTGCCAGTGCTATTTGCTCTTTTTGCTGTTTAATCAGTTGCTTATAAGTATCTTCTATTTTTTCCGCTTCGGTCTTTTTATGCGCTTTGGGTTTATTTGCCTGGTTATTTCGCCATGCATCCAGTGAGTTATTTATATAATTCAGTCTTGCTGTCTGATACGCCTCTCCCACAAAGCCGAGATCATCCGCAGCATAACCCAGGCGGGCACGCTCACGAGCTTCCCCCTTCAGGCGGGACAGAGCCAGTTCGCGCTCGCTGTTATTCAGTGCGGTCTGCTGTTTATCATCCAGGGTTGCCTGTGGTAGCCGTAACGGTACATTCACCAGCCCCTGTCGCTGCTGAAGTAATTCATTACCGAGCCCGAGAAGGCGATTAAACTCGGTATGCTGCCCATTCATGATCAACAGGGACTGATACGCTTTGTTTTGTTCCGCTGCCTGTTGACGGATCAACGCCACCCGTCGCTCCTCCAGCCCGGCAAGCACATCCTGAATGGATTGCGCTTTGCCCTGCATTTGAGTGAGGCGAGACTGTTCAACTGCCAGTTGATTTGTTGCTTCTGCAAGCCCTTCTGTGACAGTTTTTACCGACGTCATGTGGTTAATCATAAAACCGTTATCGGTTGTCCAGCCCGGGTTTGCCAGCACATACTGATAGCCAGCAATTTTTTCCTGTAAGGATTTAATCTTACTTTTCTGCTCGTCAATTAACCTGTTTTGCTCCTTCAGTGCCTGTCGCGTCTTTTCCTCATTATCTGACGCTTCAGGAAGCGACATTGCCGACGTTTTCTGGCGAATTTCGTCGATTGTTGCGGCATACTGTCGTGCAGATTCTCTGGCCTGCTCCTGATTCTGATACATCGTGTACCAGGCCGCAGCCCCCAGCATGACGAGTCCCGGCACACCACCAACCAGCCCCAGCGCGCCACTTAATAAACGACTCCCCACTGACGTAACATTATTCAGCGTTGTCTGTGCCGCTGTTCTGGCCGCAATATTACGGGTAAGTGACACCTGGGCAGCTGTCAGCTTCGCTTCTGCTGCGGCCTGCCTTTCGGTACCGCGAGCAGCAACAACCGCCTGTTGCGCACGATAAACCGCCGCACGCGCCCTGGCGGTTGCTATCTGTGTCCCCCGAAGTTGCACTTCAGCAAGAGCCACTTCGTTTCTGGCTGCAGTAATTAATCCGGCAGTTGCAGATCCAGCAGACGACGCCATATTGCCAAAATATCGGGCTACCCCGACGGCAACCAGAGCACCAGCAGCGGTTGCCACGGTGTCAATATTGCCTGCAATACCATTCAGCACACCGGAGAGCGTCTTCGTCACTCCGCTTGCCTCGTTCGCACCACCAACCCAGGCCATAAAGGCGTTTTCAACTTTGGTTGCAGAGGATGAAACCGTATCAGGCATTGCTGCATATTCATCACGCAACGCCCCAAGCTGACTAATCAGTGCAGGAACAACCTTATCGGCGGTCAGTTTTCCGTTATCCGCCATGGCCTTCAGATCCTTACGGGCAACCCCCATTCCCGCAGCCAGCGCACGAATAACACGATCGCCGTTCTCATTCACCGAGTTAAACTCTTCACCGCGCAGCACTCCCTGCGCCAGTGCCTGACTGAACTGCGTGATCACCGAACTGGCTTCTGCTGTACTGGCACCGGATAATTTCAGGCCCGTGGAGATCGCCTCGGTGACTTTCAGTACCTCCTCAGAACTGTAACCATACTCCCGCATGGAAGCTGCAGAGCGGGCAAAAAGGCTGGCGTTATCAGAAAAAGCCGTCCCCGTTCTCTGGCTGATCGCCATTAATTCACGCTGTGATGACTGAAAATCATCACTGGACTGTGAGGCCTGCTTCAGGCGGGCATTTACTGAATTCCACTCATCGGCGAGAGAAATAAGATGACCGGTAGCAAAAGCCCCGGCAAATGCCCCCGCCATGTTCAGTGCCGAAGATTTAGCTGTATTTATCTGATCCGTCACTTCTGCCAGTGCACGCCGCATTTCACGGGATGCAGCAGCGGACTGTCGGCCTCCGTTCTGCATGGTACGGTAGTAATCCTGCCCCATACGCGAAGCCCGGGAGATCTCTGACTGGAATGACCGGGAATTTGCCGAGATTTTAATAATCAGTTCACGTAATGTCGCCACACTCATTCTCCGGACGAAAAAAAACCGCCGAAGCGGTTATGTTGACTCACTGAGACACTATTAAAAGCGCGTTTTCCAGTCCAGCAAATGGATCTGATACGCCTTCTGTCTGCTCCTTCTCCCACTGAAGAAGCGCATCATTCAGTGGCACTTTGACCCCCTGCGCACCGTAAACAGCTGAAACAATCTGGGCAGCCCGGATATCAGCCCGTTCGTCCCCCAGCGGGCTGAACCTGTCAAATTCTGCCCACATCATGATTTCTGATGCGGACATTTCCCGGCGTAACTCTGACAATGTGCGCCCCATCCTGAGCGCCAGCATCATCAGAAAACGCATCCCCGGAAGCGCTACTTTTTTTTAACCTCGCCGGCATCACTGATTAGTTCCAGAGACTGCCGAAGAAGCCGCGCATGCACCGGGCCATACACGGCAATCACCTGTTCACGATCATCCTCTGAAAATACAGGTTGCAGTCCGGTATCACACAGAACATCGATGAACAGTTCAACATCCGCTTCCAGATTTCGGCGGGCGCGCTCCGCAACGGATAACGGTGTCTCATCATCTTTTGCTTTAACGATCTCCTGCCAGCGCAACCAGGCTTCTGCAGAAGGTTCCCGTAATACAACCGTTGCCCCTTCCCATTCAGGCACATCAACAGTTTTATGGCGAAACCCCGACATCGTTGCCAGTGCCAGATTACGGATATTTTTAGTCATCACATCTATCCTCATTAACTGACGGTAACAGTGCAGGAAGTAGAGGTCACTTTGTTAACCGGGCTTGCTGAATCAGAAATCTCGCAGGTATATGCACCCGCATCACCGGATACTGCCGATGCCTTACTGAACGTTGCCGCCGTCTGTCCGGAAACAGGAGAACCACCTTTCTTCCAGACATAAGAATAAGGCGGCACACCACCCGCAGCCTCAACCGCCATTTCAAGTTTCGATCCGGAAGCAACCCGCAGCGTGCTTTTTAAATCGACCTTCACTTTCAGCGGCTCTGTCGTCAGCACAGGTTTACCTTTCAGGCGCAGAGAAAACGTTGCAGCCACAACACCATTGGTTCCTGCAGACCAGGTATGCTGACGCACCTCTGCCATAAAGGTAAATCCGTTGCCTGACGGAAAAATAACTTTAAAGCCATACGTGGTGTCATTGTCATAGGCACTGCGCAACGCGTTCTGGGCAGCATTGAGGTAAAAGTTGCCTGACATGGAAATCTCTGAAGCAGCACCAAGGCCGTTAATATTTTCCTGCTCAACAGAACACAGCGTGGTGACATCAATATCCTGCTTTTGTCCTGCAGTAAACTGCACCTCTTTGATTGTACAGCTCAGGCCAAGATAGCTGGCAGAATCCAGGGTTTCTGCTGTTACCGGTGCAGACGAAATCATAATTTTCGTCAGTTGCGAACGCTCAAAATTAGAGGACATACTCGTCTCCTGAAAATAAAAAACCCGCCAGCGGCGGGTGGGTAAAATCATTAACGACCTCAGGCTATTACCTGAAATTCAAGCGTGGCTCTGCTCAGACGGGAGTCAGGATCATACCCCTGCGTTTTAGAAATAACGGAGGGTGCCAGTTTCCTTACTGCATCAAGCGCCTGCTCACGAATATCATCTGCGTCATCAGGTACTGTCGCCCAGACATCGATCTGCACGGTAATTCTGGATTCAGCCTGCCCATCAAGCACATCAGATGCCGTGTCAGACACCACAGAAAACACCAGCCACGGCGGAGATACCGCAGGCTTTCCCTCCGTCAGCGGGACCACATAAGGATAAACCTGTCCTCCGGCCAGCTGAGACAACAGGGAATACAGTGTGCCCTCCCTCATTTACTTAAGACCTCATCAATAGCCTGATTCATTCGCTGTATGGCAACCTGCGCCGCCAGCTCCTCTGTCGTATCGAAAGCCGGGCGAATGAATGGATGCGCGGGCATGTTTATCGTTCCCAGCTCCACAAAGCGCCAGTAAAATGCATTTCGGGGATCGCTGGCTTTCATGCTGTTATCACTGTTTCCGGTTCGCAGGTTCCGTCCGCGAATGTGGACACCCGAGATAATTTCCCCCCGACGCTTTGAACGCTGAGTGAGAACAACCACATTTTTCTTCAGTTTCCCGGTTCGCTCCGGCGCACGTTCAACAACTGCATCCCGCATAACTTCAGCACCGGCACGGGTGGCATCGCGCAGAACCTTATTGTTTTCTGCCCTGCTGAGCGTCTCCAGATCCCGTGCAATATCCGCCAGGCCGGAAAAATCAAGACTGAAATCCATCACACATTCCCCTTCAGGCTGCAGAGTATTTCAAGCCGGGTAGCGCGTGCATCCGGTATTGGTGGACCTTCTATACCCAGAATGGCCCCTTTAAATGCACCGGTCAGCACTTTCAGACGTGAAGTCGCTGTCACATCGCGCCGGAATCTCATCCAGACTCTGACCGTAGCCTGAGCGGTTTCTGCTCCGCCTGAGATTATCTCCCTCCCGCTGATACCCTTAACTTCTGCCCATACGGTAGCTCCCTCCGTCACCGTCTCCACCGGATGCCCTGACGGAGAGCGGGCGGTGGTGACATTCAGAATAATTACGCGATCACGTAATCTGCCCGCCTGCATGTCTCCTCCTACAAAGGAATAAAACGATAAGGCTCCAGCAGAGAAGAAAAACCAAACGGGACTGGTGCCTTGCTGACATCTGAGGAATTTTCCCGGTTTTCGTACCAGTGCCCGACCAGCAACATGAGCGCCAGCAAAACATCATCAGCTATAAGCACCCCTTCAGGATCACCTTCCGGCACCGTCTCCTCATAAAGCTTACGGTTGATAAAATTTTCTGCCTTGCGGCAGGCAGCCCGGAAATACAGCATCAGTAACTCATCATCAGTTGCATCATCTGTATCAATACGGCACTGCGCCCTGAGTTTTTCCACTATTGCTGCCATCAGAAACTCCTGCCCGCAACACTGTGCGGGCATAAAAAAACCGCGTCGGCGCGGTCTGTAACTGAACAACGAGTGGTTATTTGCCAGTGAGCGCCTTGATGGCTGCCACATCTTCCAGCACACAGTCAAAACGATGGAAAGCCAGAAATGCCACCTGATCAAACTCAGCATAACGCTCAACCAGACGTTTCAGTTCCATATAAGTAACGCGGCGAATGATAAAGCGGTTGAAATCCCCCAGGAAAATGAATTTTTTTCCGGTACCAATCCCGTCAATAGCCTGATCAATAACATAAGGGATCCCCAGCACAGTAGCCGGCGTACCGCCTGCAATATCCGGCAGCCATAACGGGCGTTTCTGCCCATCCTCCATCTCTTCAATAGTCTGCAATGTGGCATCATTGAATGCCCAGCGGTATTTCGGCCCACCACGATATGCCGGATCAATGGCATGTTTCAGGGCATTCATTTCTTTCCAGGTGAAAGCGGCAGAGGCTGCAGTCTGGATGGTTCCCGTCACCGACGCTGCCAGCCCTTTTGGCTGTAACGGTGATCCCGTTCCGGTCCCCTGAACCAGATATTTTGCCTCTCCACGACCAATACGCTGGGCAATACGGTTTGCCAGATAAGATTCAATATCCACCCCACTGTCCTGGAGCAGCTCATTGGACACACGAATTATTTTTGATGACAGCTTTTTAGCCCCCAGAATAGCGGTCCCGAACGTCACATCCTGTTCCGTTGCGGCTGTATTTTCCGCCAGCAGTTCGCCCTCTTCAGTCGTGCCATCAGACGTTGACCAGGTGATATCCTGCCCGGTTGATGTGGTCAGAAGTTGCGCCACACTGGCAATCCCGCCATAAGCCTTCATGGTGTCAATGATTTTGTTACGCATCTGCGTGGGCACCGTATATCCGCCCTGAGAATCCGTTGTTACACTCTGAGCCCGCAGTTCACGCATCAGATTACGCTCTTCAGCATTCAGTTCTGCAAATCCGGCACGCAGAAAACGGTTAAATGCCGCAGCGCGCTTCTCTTCCACCGCCTTTTTCCCGTTCTCCGCCTCATTATTCTGGCGCTCTTCCGGCCCGGACTCATCCACATATGCCTGATCCTGACGGCGCAACTCTTCTTCACGGGCGATTTGCTCATCCAGCGCATCCAGCTCAGCTTTCGCCCTGTTCCACTCTGCCCGTTGCTCATCAGTCCATGCGTTATCACCAATTTTTTCATGCAGTGCACGCATATCCTTTGCAATGGTGTTTCGTTTTTGCTTCATCTCATGAAGTTTCATCGTCAGTAGTATCCTTATGCATTAAGAAGGGTCAAAAGACGCTCACGCGCCATTCGTTCGTTAACAGCTTTCTTCAGCGCACCACTCGCCCGCGCTTCCTGCCAGGCTTTCATTGAGCGGACACCAGAGTCTGCGTCCTGATAGGCCGGATATGTCACCGGGCTGACGTCATACAGACGAGAAATGCGCGTGATTTCCCGGATAACAATCCCCTCGTCGTCTTCATACCAGCTCTCTCCGTCACGGGCGACACGAAACGCGAACGAGGACTGATTAATGTCACCACGCAACATTGGAGACAGCACCAGGTCACAAATAGTCGGAGTATCCGGTGCAACAATGTCATAACGTAAACCGCGTTCATCCACCGACAATGACAACGTGCCGGCAGAACTTCGTCCGAGAATGAAATTAGGATCATGATTAAACAAGCCACGTACATCATCATTCAGTACATCATCAAAAGCCCCCGGCTTGATGATTTCACGAAATCCCCACAGAGGTTCTGAACGACTGTTAAATACCGAGCCATACCCCAGAATGTGGGTCGGGGCATTATCATATTGTTCCGCCCGCACCTCCCCGCTGTAACAGCGCGTTTCACGGTCATTCATCGTTCTTTTCCTCTTTGCCTTTCGTATCTTTAAAGTTATTCAACGGATTTGCTGCATTTACGCTGACCAGCATTTCATCCAGACCGTCAACCGGGTTCATATCCTCAAATGCCCTGGCTTCATTCCGGCTCATCCAGCCATCTGTAATGGCAAAGTGATAGAACTGCGCACGCTCCTGTGGGGTCCCACGGAGCAACCCCGTGAGGTTGAAACGAACGTAATACCCGGCAGCCCGTTCTGTACGGGTAAACAGGCGACGGTTAAGCTCCTGCTCCCAGTTCGCAACCCAGGGCATCATCGTGTAGCGAACAAACTGAATCGCCTGCTGCGTAATATTCGAAAATGTGGCTTTTTCCAGGTCATTAATCATGTGCGCCGGGACATTAAAAATCCCGGCAATCATCGACCGGTTCAGCTTGGTCATATCAATGATCTGAGCATCCACCGGAGAAACTGTCAGAGCGCGGTAATCCAGTTGCGCAGGCAGCAACATGGTTTTATTTTCCTGGCTGCGAAGCGCTGTCACCGCCCGCTGCCACATATTTTTAAGCCTGCCCCAGCTTTGTTCGTTCAGTTCATTTTTCACAGAAATAATCCCGGCAGGACGGGCATTACCGTTAAAAAAGGCGCTGGTATACTGCTGGCCACTCATTCCCATACCAATGGTTTCAGCATGCTGCATGATCGGGCTCAGTCCCATTTTCTGATTGTTTCCCAGCGCCCTGATATGGATCATGTCGTCCGGACTTACCGCAAATGCACCCTCTTCGTTATACACCCCGTAAGTATGACGCCCACCGGTGTTAAGTAACGTGGTTTCCCATGGCATACAGCATTCAAGGCTGGTAACCTCTCCACGACGATTACGTTTTACCCACGTATAACCATTGCCCCACCCCAGCACATGACGCTGCTTCAGTTCCCGCCACTTATAGCTGGTCTGCCAGGCATTAGGTTCATCATGAACGAGCCAGAACAACGGATGATCGCGTGCCGGCTGAACATGCTCATTCGTTTTTCGCATCACATGCAGGGGCATCTGAGCCACACTGGATGAAATAACATAAATACAGGCATAGACAGCAGCCAGCTTCATGGATGTTTCCGGACTGACATACACATCCCGGGCAAAAATATTATCCGTCTCAGCGGCCTCTCCGGTTACCGGAACCGAGGGATTTTCCAGAGGCTCACTGCGAAACAGAGCATCAAGAAGCATGTTTTCTCCTCATGGACACCACCAGTGCATAAAGCAGCAACAAACAGCCCGACAGCATCAGAGACGCTGGCAGACCTGCATACAGATAAACGCCAGCAGTGAGCAAACCGAAACCGATCAGCCCGGTCATATCAGTAATAAGCTGTTTCACAGAATTAACAGGTCCTCATCAGGATCAAGCGTGGACAGAAAGTCATTCACGCCCCCTCCATTTACCAGAAAGCGGCTCATGGCTGTAAAAAGCGCAACAGGGCCGTCGATTTTGGCTTCCGGCGTGGATTTATTCGGGAAGATGTTGTCGTTTTTGTCCGGTTTTACAGTAACGTTAGACATCATCCAGTTCATGACCGGATGATTGCTGTGATGGAAACGCCCGGCATAAACCAGTGATTCCGTTTCCTTCATGGCCTCTGACAGATTGCGGACCGTCTGCGGAACCTCCACCAGCGGTATCCCTTCTTCAGCCAGTGCCAGGCTGAACTGCATTGCGCTCCACGGGTCAAATCCCAGTTCCCTGAGGTTTTCACCGCCAATCCATTCCAGTAAGTCACTTTTTATCTGAGCATGATCGATAACATCACCATCCGTCAGGATGAGCTTATCCATCTCCGCCCACTTCCGGTAAAGTTCTGCCTGCTGCCGCGAGCATCGTTCCAGCCGTCCTTCCGGAAGCCAGAATTTAAAATCAGCATGAACATGTCCGTTATCGGTTCGCCAGAGTTTTGCCGCCGCACAGATATCAATCTTATGAGCAAGGTCGACGCCGACCCACATGGGATATGTTTTCAGCTCATGTTGTGGAGCAATGTATTCGCACTTCTCCCACTTAATCATATCCATCCAGGCAGATTCGGCAGTGACCCACACATTCATGTGTTTGGTAAAAAAATTCACCCGCGCAGAGACCTGCTCCTTCGCTTTTTTCGCCAGACGACGCAGATCATCCCAGCGTTTACAGATGCCCAGGCCAGGATTCGCTTTCTGCCAGACCGTTTCATCAAACGGATCATCTCCCTCATCAAGCGTGTAAATGATCGCAAAGTAAGAGTCGTCTTTTACAGCGCCCTCCACGTCGCTGTTATAGCCTCGCAATACCTTGATGGCGTAATCACGCTGCTCGTAACAAATCCCTTCCTTGTTAAAGCCAGCCGTGGTGATACCAAATAACAGGGACTGCAGACGGGCACCGGTTGCCGTTTCCAGAACGTCCCACACGTCGCGGGTTTTATGTGCATGCAGCTCATCAATAATGGCGCAGTGGATGTTCAGACCGTCCAGGTTGTTTGCATCCGAGGAAAGCGGTTCAAATTTTGATGCGCTCTGCTCCTGGTAAATCGCCAGCTTGTTGAAATCAAACAACCGCCCGAGTGTCGACCGGGCTTTTCTGACCATATTTTTGGCGTCTTCAAACACGATTCTGGCCTGGTCACGCGTGGTTGCGGCTGAATACACCTCAGCTCCGCCTTCACTATCTGCCCCCGTCATATACAGGCCGATACCCGATGACAGGGTTGATTTTGCGTTTTTACGGGCGACTTCGTTGTACGCCGTCCGGAACCGGCGCACCATCACCGGACGTCCGCTGCCATCGCTGCGCATGACAACTTCCCCGGTTTCTTCATTGACCAGCGGAATGACAAAACCAAAAATATTAATGAGGATAAATACATGCCAGTCCATCAACTCAATGGGCTGGCCTGCCAGTGCCCCTTTTACATGAGGCACAAATTTGTAGAAATTCAGGATGTGCTGCGCACGGGGTTCACTGAAATAAATCCCCCGCTTTTCGCCGTACTTCAGATCATCAAGAAAACGCTGGCAGGCCAGGCGGACAAATTCGCCAGCAACAATTTCTCCTGCAACAACACGTTCGGCGTAGCGGATCCCGTCAGCCACTTTTGCCATCAGTCTCTCGCTTTTAAAAGCTCTGCCAGCGGATCAACATTATCCGGTCCGGCGGTATTTACTTTTGCCCGGCTTGCCGGTGACATACCAAATTCTGCAAGCATCGCCCGGATCCGCTTCCAGGCATCCGCTTTCATCGCAGCAGCCGGGTGTGCCTTAATCAGCACATCACCGTTCTGCGTTTCCGAGCGGTAGGTGTACCCCTCAACATCGAGTGTTTCGCAGTGATGCCGGTATTCGGTATAGGCTTCCACCAGTAGCTCAAGCGCACGCGCATCAAGCTGAGAAATGATCCCTTCCGCATTCAGCTCTTCCGCCATTCGCCTGAACCAGTACTTCCCCTGCGCCCCTAAATGTTGCGGAATTTTAGGGAGACCTTTTTCATCCTTTTTAGCGGTTTTTTTGAGGTCTTTAACTGGCCGCTTTGAGGGGTTGCCTCGTATCAAATGCAGGCGTGGCGGGATTTTCGGGGGTCCAGACATAATCGGTTTTACCTATCAATCATTTAATCACATTCCAAAAAAAAGTTTTCGAACCTGCGGCGATGCGAGGAAAGGTCAGGCGGCGGTCCTGAGCAGTCAGGGTTGCAGAGATTTGACCCGCCCCTCCCCTACAGATGAGAACAGTTATCAGTTGATGCGTTCGCGTGCTGTTTTTGCTTTATGGCAGAACCAGCACAGACTCTGCAGGTTACTGTCTGCATCCGTGCCACCATGAGCTTTCGGAATGATGTGGTCCACAGTTCTGGCTTCAACGGCTCTCCCATTGCGCAGGCAGTTCTGACACAGATGATTATCACGCTTCAGTATGCGCGCACGTATGGCATCCCATTTCGAGCCATAGCCACGCTGGTGGCGGCTCAGTCCGCGTTGATGCTGTACCCATCCTTCGCCACGATGTTTATCGCAGTAACCAGAACTGTCTGTGGTTGTACCTGCACATCCTCGCTTACGGCAGGCGCGTGGGATTCGTGATGGCATAAATACCTCACACCCTGTTCAGTTGAATGACGGGCTGATTCTCGATATGTTCTGCTGTCAGTCTGAAAGTCACAGTGACTGTTGGTGGCTCGCCTCCGCGTGTCTCTGCCCTGGCGGAAAGCTGCCCTTCCAGTAACTCACCATTAACTGCAATCCCATACCCTGCGAAATGTTTACCACGATACAGTTTAGCGACCTGAAACTTCATAACTCTTCCTTTTAGACATGTTAGACGTGAACCTGTCGCACGGCAGAGTCGCCGAAAGTTTACGGTTTGCCCAGGCTCACAGCTGAAAGCCTTTCTTAGATGTGCACATGCGATATGCTTTGAATGAATTATTAAAAACTTTACTCTTTTTCAAAATTTCGTATCCTGGCTCGTTAATGTTAAAGAATTAAACGTAAGAAAGTAGTATGTTGAATCGCTTATATCAAAATACATAGGACTCAAAATGCCAGAACTCGTTGATCCAACAGACTCATTAATTAGTTTTCAATACGCCTTTTCTAATGGTCTGATTAAGCCTTCACCATGCATAGTTCACCCAAATATGAAGGTGCTTTTGGATGATGCAGAGGGTACACCACGGTTTACTTATGCATTCTTTGAAGGAGAAAATGTTAAAGGTGTTGCTATATATGTCCCTGCAGAGTTTGTTGAAGGTAAACCATGCTTTGGCGTTGGCTATGCAGTAGCCGATGAATATAAAGCGCAAGGCATCGGTACTCAACTTCTCATCGCCAGCATTGAAGAAATGCAATACGGATTTAGAAATTCCTTCAATGAATTCTATGTAGAGGCTATTGTCGGGGTTGGTAATCAAGCCTCCAACAAATTAGCTGCAAAAGTTTTATCTGATACTCCTGAGCCAGGGACAGATTCTTACTCAGGAAAACCTATCAATCAGTACATGAAACTTTTCAAAACCACAAAATAACTACCATTCTGGCGCAGATTTTTGCGCCTTTTCAGGTTTGCAGTTCACCTGCCACGCTTTGTTATGCACCTGAATGTCCCGCTTCGTCTGTTGCATTATCATAAGTAATAGCGTAGGTTGACACCTTGGCTCTCTTTCGCCACCGGCGAATCTTTAGCGGATTATCCTTGGCCGTTTTTTATCTGAGACATTGCTCACGAATGTATAGCTGTGCCCCTTCCAGTTGCTTCTGCATCGTCATCAACCGTTCTCTGAGGGTGAAATAATCCCGTTCAGCGGTGTCTGCCAGTCGGGGGCTGGTTGCATTATCCACGCTGGTGGGTCCGGTGGCTTCACGCACGGCTGCGGAGCAACTGGCATTGACCCGCAGGCGCTTACGACCAGCGGCAACATCAGCGCGCAGAGTTTCATTTTCAGCTTTCGCATTGGCTAATTCTCTCGAGTACTTTGCATCGAGCGCAGCAACATCACGCTGACGTTGTTGCATGTCAGCGATGGTGGCAGTCGCCTGCTTCAGCTCACTGACTTTTTTATCACGCTGTTCTTTGTAGGCGATGGCGTTATCACGGTAATGATTGACCGCCCACGACAGGCAGACGATGGTGCAGATAACCAGAGTATAAATAATCGCTGCGACTCTGCTCACTGATCTATCCCCCAACAGGCTAATGCGCTTTCCTGGTCACGACGAATAACCTGTCCATAGCAGTTATTTGAACGTATGCGGCAATCGCGCCCACCATCTTTTATCCACCAGCGAATCGCCTCGCATGCGCCCTTACGATCACCGGCATTCAGCCGCTTATAAAACGTCGACGGGAAACACTTACCGGGGCCAATGTTATAGGGACAGAATGACGCTATACCCGCTTTCTGTGGTTCGGTCAGTGGTACTTTAATATTGCGCTCCACCCATGCCAGCGCCTTATCACGTTCAATAGCGTTAACCTGGTCGCATTTTTCCTTCGACAGCTTCATTCCCGGTATGACGGGCTTACCATCCACCATTGTGGCACCACGACAGATGGTCCATATACCGGAACCATCGCGGTATGCCGTAGTGTGGTTACCCTCTTTTTCATCCAGAAACTGGTCAAGTATTTGAGGAGCAGACGCGCCTGCAGCAATCAGCGCCAGAACAGCAGCTGACAGGCCGTATTTGATTTTTGCGCTCATGGATATTTATCAGGATTTATCGGTTTCTGCCCACGGACAGGTTTATCTGTTCCGGTCAGTGACTTAAGGTTGTGATTCCGGAGGAGTCTTCAGAGAACCAGTAATTCTTCCCGGTAGCTTTCCTTTGTAGGTTATCCACACATTCTGCGCCTCTAAAATTACGGGGCGCTTTTCCGGCGACTGCTCACCCCCTTCACATAACCCGGCAGCAACATCCAGGAAGACCTGTCTGATGCTCCTTCTGGCTGCTTCCTCATAAAACTCCAGCGCGGCACCTTCAACACGGTCCAGCGAGATGTCCAGGTCAAAAATTTCGCCGTCAAAGCGTTTTTTGTCCCGTAACGCTAAAGTTACCGTAACTTTATTCTCAAAATTGCGGATCCCTTTCACAATCAGTTCATAGTTTTGAGTCATTGAATTACTCTCCACGTGCAGCCTTACGCTTGTCTTCTCTGATTTTGAAGTACAGATTTGTCAGATAAGTCAGGAAGCCCAGAACCAGACTCCCCAGCACACCAATCGCAGCCCACTGTGACGGACTGACCTGATCAAGCCACTGTAAAAACCAGTAGCCAGCACTGCCTGCGGAGGTGCCGTAGGCAATGCCCGTTGAAATTTTGTCCATGGATTTCATAGCCTCACCTCCGCAAATAACGGATGGCGTAGTTTTACACTGAGAAATGAAAGGGATTTGAAAAGAAAAAACCGCAAAAACGGGCGAAACGATATATACAGTAAGGAAAGCACTCTATCCAACAAACCACCCACAGTTAATCGGAATAAAAGCAGAGTGCTTATGAATGATCGCCTGCCCGAAGGTTAGTATTTCTGCACAGCAATTTTGCAAAAAAAGCGATCATTCATAACTTAAACGTCTTTCAGTCACTCCGGGATTTCCCATCATCGCAGACTGAAAGACTCTAACTGGAGCGGGCAGCGGGAATCGAACCCGCATCATCAGCTTGGAAGGCTGAGGTAATAGCCATTATACGATGCCCGCATATGGTGCCGACTACCGGAATCGAACTGGTGACCTACTGATTACAAGTCAGTTGCTCTACCTACTGAGCTAAGTCGGCACTGGACCGCCACCGGGGACTCGAACCTCGCACACTCAACTTAAAGGGTTGACGCTCTTTCCTGATGAGCTAGTGGCGGTTGGTGGCCCTTGCTGGATTTGAACCAGCGACCTGGCGATTATGAGTCGCTCGCTCTCACCTCTGAGCTAAAGGGCCGGGCGCAGGATAATAACGTTACGAAATCAATGTTGCAAGCATTCAAAAATCACCTGGTTAAAAATCACCCTTAGCTCCTCCACCAGCGCATTCACCATGTCTATCCGAGATAAGTGGCACAAAAAAACCCGCTTGTGGGCGGGTTTTGTTTGCTTTTGCCATCACGTACAAAATCGGCAAAATATCAGATTTGCATGAAATATATGCCTTTCAATCTACTTTTGCAACACTTTGCTTTGAAAATGCCGCCTTTTGTTTTGAACGTGTTCTCATTACAAACAATAAAGCCTCACTATCCAGTCGTTGAAAAATGTGTTTCATTGCAACCCAGTGACGAGTAAATGTTTTGGACCAGTTTTTAGTTGTCACTCCCGCCAGTAATGCCAGCTCCTGGTATTCATAACCTTCCCCACCAAAAAGTTCTGCTTTTACTGCCTGCGCCGCCAGCCAGATTAATTTTTTCAGGCGTTCCTGCGTTTTCCCTGCAATTTTTCTGGTACCGGATTGAGTATTAAATTCATTCCACGCCCACTGTGTTATCGCGATCTGATATTCCCAACAAATACTCTCGCCGTAACACCACAACAACCAGGCTTTATGATGTTCTTCAAGAGACAGAACAGCCCGCCGCCACGATGATGTCGAAAACTCAACCGGACTGACCAGAGGAATTGACGTCCCCTTCGCCAGCGATTGCTTTCCCGGGATTGGTGGATTATCCCGCGTTATCATTTTTCCGGTCACTTCATCGCGGTACCGGATTTTTTTTCGCCTGTAACGCCCTGTATCGAACATGGCATTCTCTTGCCAGGCTTCAAGCTGACCTTTTGTTGCCTCACTCAAATCAGCGGTGGCGATAATGAGCTGCTCACGCACAAACTGTAAATACTGGTTATTCATGCGCACTCCAGTTCTGTGATTTTTATCCCCAGCCGCCCACCAGGAACGAGCTGACCGCGCACAATATTGATTTCATCAAACTGCTCGTCGTCTATAAGTAGTCCGGCATGCGTCAGCGCATCCAGTGGTGCCTTCAGGATATTGTCCAGGTCGCGGCGGCGCTTATCCGGTGGCTCTGCAATAATCTTTATCGCCAGCCTTCCGGACAGGCTTAATTTCAGCCGCTGCTGGCGAACAATTAGCGCCACATCACGGCGATAACGCTTTCCGGCTTCCGAGATGAAATACGTATTGCCATGACGTCGCCAGTAGGTATTCACCGTCGGCGGGTAAGGCAAAACAAATTCTATACGTTCAGTCATTCATGCTTTCCACTTCAGGACACCCGAATTTCTCGCGTGCATTAAAAAACGAATCAGCAACAACAGCTGGCTGC